CAGAAGGTGCAGAAGGAAGAAGTAGATATCGAAGAGGCAAAGGTAAAATATCTCACGGGTCCTGGCAAGCGTGACTCCAAGAGAATCATCGGAATCTATACGATGAGCGGCAAGTGGGTCAAGGATATGAATAGCGAGAGAGAAGCCGCTGCCTTCGTCAACAAGAGTTGGGGCGAGAGCGTCGAAGAGGACGGCGAGGAACTGACCGAAGCCCAACAGGTCATCGGCAAGTATCGCTTCACTTCGTTCGTGGAGGGCAGTCTCAAGGGTTGGCTCATCAGCGTTCAAAACAAGGGCGAGGTAGGCTTCATCGAAGAACCCGCCAAGAAGAACACCCGCACATCGATTGCACCACATAAGGTCTTCTTCAACACGAAGCAGCAGGGTAATCCAAAGTTGGTTCTGACTGCCTTCCCCGACAGCACGACACGCTTCGTCGGTGACAAGGAAATGCGTTTCGCTCCTCGTCAGTTGCTCAAGGCTGTCGCCATGTGGATGGACAAGCACGGCATGTCGATGGTCGAATCATTCGACATCAGCGAGGTGTGGTGGAAGGGAACAGACTCCCTGACCAAGACGGATGCCGATGGTTTGATCGATGACCTAGAGAAGGCATATAAGAAGGGTGGTCTCAATGGAACTATGAAAGTTCCGAACGGTGACTCAGGCCCTGTGTGGGAAATGATCGACGGGCTAACCGACTTCCTGCGTGGAGAACCGAAGAACATGGTTGCACATGTTCTTAAGGGAGTTCGTGAATTCCTCAAGCCTGAGGATCGCAACAACTCTAAGATCAAGGCTGTGTTCGAATCATTCACAGAAGCATACGCTCCCTTGGACACGAAGGGAATCGTCGGTGCCTTCACGGAGGCAACTTATAAGAAGCGGTTTGAGTACCGCAACTCAACCGACTCATGGGGCAAGAGCCATGGTCTCCCGCACGAAGTCTGCGTCTCCTATGGTGGGGACCGCAAGGAGCAATGGAGATCAGCCAATGTCAAGGGAACCGTCTGCTACATCGCCGTTGATGAAGGTGCGGACGGCAAGCCCGTGATGGAGAAGTGGGCGATCCGCAACCATGTCAAGTATGTGAAGGCAGAGAGTGTAGAAATCGATGTCACAGAGGCGAAGGGTGTTCCAAGTGAGAATGATCTGAGGACTTGGTACAAGGCAACAGGAGCGGTTCCTCCGTTTGAAGGAGCAGTTCCATCCTATAAAAACTTGAAGAGCATGTACACAAGAGCCAAAACGCAGCAGGGGAAGGCATGGGAGATTTGGAAGAAACTAGTAGATAAGGGAACCGTATCTGAGATCACAGAGATCGATGGTGAAGTGATCGAAGAGCAGGATCGTGTCGCGGTACAAGGATCGAAGATGGTCTATGTCGGTCAAAGACTCCGTGCGCTTCAGAGCAAGAGTATGATGAGCGGCAGCGTGGTGAAGGGTGAGAACTATAAGGTAGCCACCAACGCGAAGGGCAAAGTGGATCTCGTTCACCAAGCCATCGGGTACAGAACGGCTGTCAGAAATGTCGATGCGACCACCATCGAAGCATTGATCAAGGACAGAGTTCTGACCTAAGCAGAAAAGAAAGCGGTCAAGTCCGAAAGAAAGATAAGCCCCTGCCGCTCTGTGGTGGGGGTTTCTCTTTTCACTTGATTGGAGTTGGTTAAGATTGCGCTCAGGTTCACCATCATCAGGTATAAGTATCCGCACCTCCCGAATGAACGGGCGGTGCAAAGGAGAAAGATAGGAATGACAAACATGACTAGTAAGATCGGAACGAGTGTGGCTGCTGCTGCTCTCATCTCCACCGCTGCTGTTGCTCAGGCACAGACGGCGGCTCCTCAGGCAGAACCCGCAATCAGCGCGGTGTCTGACCTGAAGTGGTACCTCAGCGAATCCGTTGACATCCACACCTTCAAGGGTTCGGGCAGCACTCTGTTCGCCTTCAACTCGACTCTCGGCGTTGACCTCACCAAGGACATCAGCCTTGATCTCAACATTCCTGTGTACTCGCAGGATGACAACACAACCGTGAGCAACATCAGCCTCGGCGGTTCGTGGGACTTCATCGGAGGAAACAACGATGTCATCGGTAAGTGGGATTTGGCTCTTGGCGGCGGTGTGTATCTGCCTGTGGGTTCGGAGTATTTCCGTAACGCGAATGTCAACCCGTACATCAACGCGGCGTTCGACTGCAAGTTGTGGGTCTTCGACTTCAAGCAGACTGCCGAATATCGTTTCGACGGCGGGGAGTCGTATATCACTTGGCTCGGTGCCAAGACAGACTCCGATGTCGTTACGCTCGGCACCGACCTTTCCTACAAGTGGAATTCGTTCGACCTTGGCGTACAGTTCGATCAGGTCTACTATGTGAACAGCGGTGAGAACCAACTGTTCCTTGGTCCTGTCGCCAACTGGCATGTCGCGTCGAACATTGATCTGAATGCAGGGGTGCTTGTCCCTGTGTCGCAGGATGTCGCCACCCCTGAGGCTGACGCAATCGTCACCTTCGGAGTCGGCATCAAGTTCTGAGGTTTGTAATGTACTTTCCAATTTCTACAAAGGAGAAAACGAAAATGAGTGCTAACAACAAGTGCCCCGTTACTGGCTGTGGTTTCTGCTGGAAGAACCCGATTCATGCGGTTCTGTTCCTTGCCATCCTCCCCTTCGCCCTGAAGGGTCTTGTGGTGGCTTGGGAGACGGTGCAAGCCGCCGTCACCACGCTGACCAAGTGAGTCGGTAAAACATTTCATACATTGGATAGGGGGAGACCTTCGGGTCTCCCTCTTTCTTTTACGGCTAAATAAAGGACATGAAGTCCTTCAAGCAGTACATCCATGAGAGCAATAGCACCGCCAACATGGTCTACACAAGGGCAGTAGGCTATGACGGTGCAAACTTTGCAGTTGACCAAGTTCCCACAGATTTCGATGTTGAAACTTGGGCAGATGACAAGGATCAAATGGGGCCTTGGGAAGTCACCAATGCAGTCGAAGCGACCACGCGAAGAACACATGTCCTGCAATGGCTCAAGGCGGCAGGAGCGCAGAGCAAGAGAGCCGTGAGCGATAAGAGTATTCCAATCACTCCTGATTGGCAGTCGAGGAATAGATGACCAAGTCTTTCAATCAATATCTAACGGAGCGACACGATGGAGATGGCGACTGTATGACAGCCGCAGTAAATCTCATGATGCGCTTCAACTCAGCCTTCTTCGGCAAACCGATCAAGTCCACCTCAGGCAAGCCCGTCCTCGTCCATGCCTTGGTGTATGGGCAGGGATCTGTGGCAGGGCTACGATTTCCCCACGCATGGGTGGAGGACGGTGACATGGTGATCGATCAATCGAATGGCAATGACATCCGAATTGACAAGCGTGTCTACTACGCAATCGGAAAGATCAAACCGAACGAGAAGGGTGCATACAAGACATACACCTACATTGAGATGACTCGCAAGTTGAGAAGCACGGGACACTATGGTCCGTGGGACTTGGACGAGAAATTGGAAGAGACCACCTTCATCAGCAGCACCCGCAAGATCGGGAAGCGCAAGGTTCGCGTCTCCCCCAAACTCATGTCGTTCTTCACAGAGGATGTCAGCGAAGGCATCGTCACGGGTCGCCCGACCACGGGTCACGGGTATGCGCGGGGGCACTCGTATGTGCAGCCGCAGGCGCACACGCCCGTGGCATGGAATGACCTGAAGCGACTTGAGTCTGTCCTTGATGCCATGTTCGCATCGGCAAAGTTGGACATCGCCTTCACCCGACACTTTTGGGAACGCATCAACGGCAGTCGTGGCTATGGTGGCACGGTCACGATTCCTGAGATTCAGGATGCCTTCCGCAAGACATATGAGAAGCATGCACAGAAGATCAAGGATCACCCCGTCGATTGGAAGGCGATCATTCTTGATGTGAGTAAGAGTCTCAACATGCCGTTCACTCTTGATTGGGATGGCAAGATGAAGAAGATGGTGATGATGACCGCCATGAAGAAGAACAATTTCATGAGTCCTGATCCAAAGTTGCCCGTATGAAAGAAGACATCATTCAACGCGGCAAGGATTGGTTTCAGTTCCGCAAGGGAATGGACGATTACATCATGCAACAGAAGTCCTTGAAGAAGGGCGGGAAGCCCAAGAGCAATGCGATCCCGAACAATACGGTGATGGCACCCCACTCGGCACAGAAGACAACCATTAGTACGAGACCATAAATAGGAAATGCCATGAAGACCTTTTTCCAACTGCGCGACGAACACATTCAGGAAGAGAACGCCCCCCTCTACGAAGAGATTCAGAAGTACCTAGAGGAGAAGTTGCTGATCCTTGGCAAGGGCGGCAACTATGGCAATGCAGTCATCCTTGCGGGTGGAGCAGGATCGGGCAAGTCGTTCGCTGCAATGAATCTCATGCAGGGAGATAAGTTCAAGATCTTCAATCCCGATGACATCAAGGACGCGCTCCTCAAGATGCGCGATGCGATTGCATCCGCCAAGATGGATCTTCCAAAGGCACAGTCGATCAAGGATGTCATCCCTCTGCTTCGTACACTTGATCTCAAGGATCCGAACGACACAGGCAAATTGCACATGGCGGTCAAGGGTCTTGGTTTGGATCAGAAGCAACTTATGACATTCTTTGCGGATAAGACTCGGTCACAACTTCCGAATGTCATGTTCGACATGACTCTAAAGGACATGGGTGCGCTTGTCGGAGAAATGGGCGGGGAGCAGGGTGTCCTCCAGTTCCTCAAGCAGGGTGGCTATCAGCCTGAGAACATCCATATCGTATGGATTCTCACGGACTATCAGATCGCCCTTCAGCAGAACCTCACCCGTGGTCGCGTTGTGCCCACCGACATTCTCTTTAAGACACATCGTGGTGCAGCAGGAACCATGCAGGACATCATGTTCCGCACCTATCCTTCTCTCGGTATCAATGGCGATATCGCTGTCATTCTCGGCGGCAAGGCGAACACCATTGAAATCAAGAAGGGCGGTGAGTACACTTATCAGTCGGGCACAAACCGTGGTAAGACGATTGCCTTGAATCACGATCTCAAAGGCGTTGCAATCATGGACTTCAAGTACTTCCGTGTCAAGAAGGCAGGAAGCCGCGAGATCAACCGCGAGTCTTTGGTTGCTATTATGGACTACATTAAGAAGTATGCTCCCACTCCCGACATTACTCCTGAAAAGGCGCAGACCGCTGCCCTTTCTGCGATTGCATCGGGCGGCGGGACGCAAGTTCACCCAACAACTTTGAAGGCTTTGGGCGTTCGGGGTTGACAAGTCATCTAACATGAGGTAGTATTTGGGAATGCTCAAACCACGCCTAGTCAAGTCGCTCATCACTCAGAACGCCGCCCTCCTGCGCGAGAAGCAGCAACTCATGGAGTACCTACGGGTAGTCGAAATGACGCTGCGTGTCCTCACCAAGGAAGGCAAAGACTCGGGGGTCGTTGACCTCAAGGAACTCCATGCCCTCTGCATGGACATGCGTAAGGTGATCTCTGCGAACGACATTCGCAACTTCGAAAAGATGGGAACCCTGCGAAGCCCAACCAAGAAGGACTTGGGAAAGTTGGCTGAGGCTGATCAGAACATCATGCACGGGTTCTTTCATGGTTCTCCTGAAGAGATGCACGATTTCTTCAATAAGATGATCAATGATTTGATGAACATGAAGTTCCCCCCGCCGCAGGATGGGGAGATCAAGTTCCCGATCAGTCCGAATAACTTCGGCGGCGACCTAGAAGGAGAGTGGCAGGACGCTCCCCCACCCAACGAGAACGATTCTGATCCGTTTGGCGATTTGGGTCTTGACAAGTCTGAGTAATGTGGTAAGATTTTCGATATGAGCAACACCCAAGCACCTATCGCCCTCACCCCCGCACAAGAAACCTACCGCCGTGAGATCCTTGACGGTCTCCGAGGCGGCATCTGCACGGTGATCTTCACCAAGACGGATGGAACCGAACGGACGATGCGATGCACCCTCGCGCAGAGTCTTCTGCCCGTGCAGGAATCCGTCAAGGTGGACACCGCCAATCCTGACGCTGTACCGCCGACCGATCCGTCTGCCCCTCCGCAGCGGAAGCCCAAGCCCCAAAGCAATATTTCCATTTGGGACTTGGAGAAGGAAGCATGGCGTTCCTTCAACATCGGCACCGTGATCAAGTGGAAACGAGAGTACTGAGTCAACCTGTCCCCGTGGCGCAATAGGATAGCGCAACGGATTTCTAATCCGTTGGTTACAGGTTCGAATCCTGTCGGGGATGTACGCTCTCGTAACTCAGTTGGTAGAGTATCAGACTTTTAATCTGAGAGTCGTGGGTTCGAACCCCACCGAGAGCATTTCGACTAAATATCAGGTCATGAAGTCATTCCTCCACCACATCAACGAAGCCGTCAAGGGCGAGATCTACTGCGACATGGACGGTGTCTTGGTGGACATCATCGGCGGCATCGCCAACCTTTATGGTATCAAAGACCTGAACAACAAGAACTTTGACTCGTATGTCAATCCACTCAAGCCTCGCATCGACAAGGAACACCCGCACCTGTTTGCGGAACTTCCTTGGATGAAGGACGGCAAGCAGTTGTGGGCATACATCTCCAAGCACGATCCCAACATCCTGTCCGCTCACACGACATCGTGGCAGTCAAAATCCAAGCAGGACAAGATGAAGTGGATCGAAAAGAACCTTCGCCCCCTTCCCGCCAAGAGCCATGTTCTCCTGCGGGATCAGAAGAAGGACTACGCTGTCACCAAGGGAGTTCCCAACATCCTCATCGATGATTGGGGAAAGAACATCAAGGAATGGGAAGCCCGTGGTGGCATCGGGATCAAGCACAAGAGTGCGGCAGAGACAATTGCTGCGCTAAAGAAGTTGGGTTACTGAAAGGCGCAGCATGGACAAGGACACCCTAAAGAATCTCACAGAGACTGCAAATGAAGTAAGCAGCATGCAGATCCTTGACGAGGCATCGCTCGTTCGCCTGTGGCAGCACACGCAGGAGCGCAACATCGGGATCATCACCGCCTATCGCGGTCGCTATCCTGTGTCCGAGAACAAGAAGCGGAATGCACAACTCCAAGCAGAGATTCGTTCTGCGGGGTTTGGCTTCTACAAGGTCGAAGGACATTACATCGAAGGGTACGGCTCCGAGGTATCCAAGGATGTGAAGGAACAGGCGTTTCTCGTCATTGGAGACAAAGGCGATGACAGCGGTAAGTTGAAGGGCATGCTAAAGAAGTTGGGATCGAAGTACAACCAAGACTCCGTGTTGTACAAGTCGTTCGATGGCAAGGGCATGCTGATCGGCACACAAGGCAAGGATGAGGATGGAAATGCAGTAGAGTTTCCAGGCATGGGGAAAGAGGTCTCTGTCGGAGACTTCAAGCCGATGAAGGTGAGCCAGTTCTACAGCAAGATGAAGGGCAAGCCATTCGTGTTTGAGTCATATCAGGAAGCGGATTCCTTTATGACTGCATGGTTCAGATCTGTACAATGATTTCATGGCGCGGTAGACCAACGGCAGAGTCAGTTGACTCAAAATCAACATAGTGTGGGTTCGAATCCCACTCGCGCTACTAGTGATTGAAAGGAGTTGTTATGGAAGGTATTCACGGTGCAGGAAAGGGCGACTCGTATCGCCCAATCAACAAGTCCGAGTTCGACAGGAACTATGACGCGATCTTTGGTGAAAAGTCCAAGCCAAAACAGAAGCGTTCGGAGAAGCCACCCACTTCATGGATCGTTCCCATCGAAGAATCTCTTTTCCTTGACCTAGACCCCAAGACGGGTCAGGAGACAAGTGAGAAGAAGTGCTATATTCGCATCCCACCTGAGGTCTGTCGCAAGATGAAGATTCGGGTGGGGACTCCTCTTGACATCCGCGTCCGCGATGGCAAGATCCTCGTCACCCGCAAGGTTGGAAAGGGAAAGAAGTCATGAGTGATGTGATCTATTCCCCTGGTCAGGGGTACAAGGATGGTTGGAACGACCGCCAAGCGGGGAAGCCAAACGCCTCCCCTATGGGATGGGGCAGCGCAACTAGTGATAAGACTGTCTATTGGGAGGAGTATCGGATTGGTTATGCCGAGGCTTCGCGCAAGATCCTTGAGGATGCAAAAAGAAGTATTGAGGAGATGAAAAAGGACATCAGCCAGTACCTCACAGAGGAAGGCTAAATAGCGGTATGACACTCATCACCACCCTACTCACCCTTCAGGCTCAAATCCGAGTCTTCCATTGGCAAACCAAGTCTTACGCCGAACATCAGGCTTTGGGAGGTCTCTATGATTCCCTGGGTAGCAACATCGATGAGTTCGTTGAGACTTTCTCAGGGCGTTATGGCGTTCCTACTGCCAAGAACGATTACAAACTGACCGTGGTCAACTACAAGGACAACGCGGGTTGTGTCGAATTCATCGACAAAACTATTGCGTACATGACCAAGGATGTTCCTGCCATGCTCAAGCCCGAGGACACGGATCTTCTCAACATCCGCGACGAGATGGTAGGCGACCTGAACAAAACAAAGTATCTACTTCGCCTAAAGTGAGGTTGACAAGAACCAAGATGTGTGCTAGACTACATGTCTTGACAAGTTCATAAGGGGTCGATCAGGCATCGATTGCATGAAGACTGATGAGTGATGCGCCAAGAGGAACCATGCTAGGCTCTTAAAAGCGTATGGAAACCAAAACTGCCAACAAGCAGACTCGCCGTTACGCTCTCGCAGCGTGACCTCCAAGCACTACGACACCGCTAGGGTGTAAGGAGCAAATCAGCGGTTGGGCTTTCGGGAACGGGAACGCCGAAGGAAGCCGAGAACAAAGAGTCCCACTCTGATCCGCTAAGTCGCCTTCAGCGGCGGATCTGAACAAGTGAAGGCTATTGGCGTAGTAGGCACCACGGAAAGCATGTCAACACGGGGGTTCGATTCCCCCCGACTCCATTCACGCGAATGTAACTCAGCGGTAGAGTCTCGGTTTTCCAAACCGATGGTCGTGGGTTCGAATCCCATCGTTCGCTTTTCGCGTAGCCCGACACTAGGTTGGATAGGATCGTTGACTTGCAAGCAGCGATTGAGAAGGGGTTCAAGACCCTCACTACGCTTACGGTGACTGTAGCACAATTGGTAGTGCAGGAGATTGTGATTCTCCCCGTTGCGGGTTCAAGTCCCGTCAGACACCCTTGATGGTTCGTAGCACAACGGTAGTGCATCCCGCTGTTAACGGGACGGTTGAAGGTTCGAATCCTTCCGAACCAGTTCCCTTGTTGTGTAACGGTAGCACAGGAGATTTTGATTCTTCTAGTTATGGTTCGAATCCATACGAGGGAATACGCCACCTTAGCACAGCGGTAGTGCAGTTCACTTGTAATGAACAGGTCATCGGTTCAAATCCGATAGGTGGCTTTCGGGAGTGTACTCAAGCGGCCAACGAGGGCAGACTGTAAATCTGCTGACATTGTCTACGGGGGTTCGAATCCCTCCGCTCCCACTTGACACGCCTCTTTTCCTGAGGTATACTAAACGCTATGAACACCAAATCAAATTGGCAGCACTTTGAATTCGATGTCCGAAGTCGCTACGGGGACATTCGCACTATCAAGCCGACCGATGTCGAGCGCGGTGTCTACAAGGTGATGGGCAAGGCATGCTTTACTCGCGGGGGTCATGACATGTATGACTTCGAAGGTGGGCCTTTCCTCATGATTGGTGAGCAGTTCTATCACCTTGGTACAATCGCTGCCATTCAGCCAATCGATTCAGGGCATGATGGTTACGCTGCCGTGCTGATCTCCGTAGAATACAACGAGAAGGCATACAAAGAGGTGAAGAAGTGGCAAAAGCAAAGCAATGGGCAGTAAGGGTCTTTCATGGAAATGACGATCATGGCTATCTAATAGACCATGGTTGTGTTGTCTGTGTTTACGCAAGCGAATCAGATGCAGAAAAGGATACAAAATGGCTGAACGAGATACACAAGAAGAGCGCGTCGAAGACCAACTACAGGGCGGTGAGGTTCAAGCAGGAGGAGGGGGAGGAAGTCGAAACGGCTCTTCAGACTCCCGAGTCGTTGAAGCCGTCAACAAACTTTGCGGAGACCTCGTATACACGCAGGAAAAGCGAAGAGAAGACATCGAAGCCCGTTACCCCCGAGTCTTCGGGAGCGGCACCAAAGTCGATGATCCACAACGATCTGTCGGAACTGTTTATTGGGAGTTCGGGTACGGATGGGATGGTCTGATTGAGAACCTAGCCGCAGCCATCGACCGCGAGATCGAACGCGATCCCTCCCTCGCGCAGGGGGACACTCCATTTCAGATCCTTCAGATGAAGGAGAAGTTCGGCACTCTCCGCTTCTACTATGGGGGTGGAAACGATAGGATTCGCGGTCTCGTAGACATGACAGAGAACCTGTCGGGCAGCGTGTGTGAGATCTGCGGCACCCTTGGAACCCTCTGCAAGCGCAAGAACGGCTCTTGGATCAAGACTCTCTGCGAAGACTGTGCGACCCGCATGGAGTATGAGATTCTTTCCGAGCAGAATCCTGATAGCAGTTGGGACTAAATAGTGGATATGAAAGACCCATTCAACAATCCACTTGTGAACGACATTCGCAACATGCTTAACGAGCAGGACACTCCTTCTTATTTCCTGCCCATAAATGGTATCAATGCCAAGAGTTTGGATTTCAGCGATGATGTAAATGATCCTGTGGTTCACTTGATCGGGTATGGAACCATGAAGGTGTCCACCCTGAAGAGGGACATTCAGCGGGATGCGATGCGTCTTGCCGAGTACATTGGAGTAGTTGAATCGGTAAAACTGGTAGCGATGCTTGGTGATGTAAAGGGCAAGTTCTCCTCCAACATGTACATTGCCTTCAAACTACAGGCACTTGCTGATGTTGAGGAGTTCATGAAGCGTCCTGATGTCAAGAGAAAGATCACGCTGATCAAGAAGAAGAAGAGCGGTGGCTAAATCACTTCGCAACAACGCCCGTGTGACTGCGTGTCGCACACGCACATGCGCCCCCACGGGCGAGATGAAGGCGTTGCTTGCGACCAAGTTGGGGAAGAACGGCAAGGCTGATAGCAAAGGCTACAAGGAAATTCTTCAACTTGTAGAACTCATGAAGGAGTCGAATGTATGGGGCGGCTCCACCAAGGGGTACTTCTTCAAGGGAACCATCGATACATCTATGAGAAGCGCAATCACAGCCTTTGCTGCTAGCAACAGTTGGCAGCGGACGATGGGTCAGCGAATCATAAAGTACGGAACAATCGTTCGCGGCGGCAAGCAGAACAAGAGACACCTTCTTATCTTCGGCTACTACCGTGGAACTCCAAACAGAGCATATTGCTCTCTGACAGTCATATGAAGCCTTTGATTTTGCTTGACATGAATGGGAGACCTGTTAGCATCTCCCATGATCTTGAACCCAAGAAGGTGTCACAGACACCAAGGAGATTTGATATGAGCATTGTGAGAATGAATCGGTATTACAGCGGCAGTACGAGCAAGTCGTGGTTCGAACAGGTTGACTTCGGTGGGCTGTTTGTTCTTACGGGTCTTGTCGCTGTCGGCTTCGGTGCGTATCAGGCGTATCAGGGTGGCGCAAATGCCCTGCTGTGGATTGCGATGGGTCTCATCGTGAATCAGGCAGGAATGTGCATCATGGATGCGAATGATCGTGTGAAGAAGGTTCTCAAGGAGGCAGAAGAAGAGGAACGCCGCGCAAGCAATCAGCGTCAACTTGAGGATCTGTACACGCACATCGACACGCTTGAAGAGAAGCGCAAGAATGATTCTGAAAAGGATCTTGCCGCCGTGTGGCGTGACCTCAGCGAGATGAAGGAAGACTTCTACGAACTCAAGGAAAAGTCCTCCTCTAAGCGTTAAGCAAAGGGAAACACCTTTGCGCTTTGGGGGGAGTGGGCGTAGTCCCCTCCCCCCTTTCTTTGGCCCTATCGTCTAGTTGGTCTAGGACACCTCCCTTTCACGGAGATAACAGGGGTTCGAATCCCCTTAGGGTCATTTCCGAGATTTCTTGTCCGCGATGACATTACATAATGATAAATAACCTTTGGGCGAGTCACCCCTCTGAGGAGGTGTGCTATGGGAAACAGGCTGTTCGGTTTCGCAGTTGCCGCGATTCTTCTGATGGGAGTCGCCATCAATTCGCCCTCAATATCATCAACACAGGATACAAAAGAGACTATCGCTGAACAGGTGCTTCGTAGTACCGTTGAGATACATGCCTGTGTGGACGGAACAATTTCAGTTGGATCGGGTGTTGCGTATACGAAGGATGGACAACTCTTCATCCTGACAGCAGCGCATGTGATTGGCGATGGAAAGGGACTCTATCTTGTCTCTCAGACTGACCCTGATAATGATGATGTAAAAGAGATATTCACCGCTGATGTCGTTGCATACGAAACCGAATCTGATTGGGCGATCCTTCGGCCCGTGGGGGACACTCGGTGCATCAGGGGTGGAACTACCTTCATGCCCTTGCCCCCACGGGTTGGAGACGGGGTATATGCAGCGGGTTCACCGATGGGCGAGGACAACACGGTGACTGAAGGAATCGTAGCACACCGAAATAGAGCCGTTCCGTGGAACAAGGACAAGCATTTTGTCATCACGAACAACGGAACAGGTGGTCTGAGTGGCGGTGGTGTTTACGACATTCATACTGGTAAATGTATTGGCATCGTTGTTCGTCTCAATCGGATGGCAAACCTTCTGTACATCGTGCCTGTCCAAACGATCATCAACGATCTCAAAGAATCGGGACAACTATCTCTCTTCCCCACTTGACTTCGACCATACACACAGTATGATTACCCAAACGACCTGAGCCAAGGAGGCTTCTACACAATGAGCGCGACTATGAACAAGATCAAGATCTCTTCCGACACCATCAACATTCTCAAGAACTTCGCTTCCATCAACAGCAATCTGCATGTGAAGCAGGGCAAGACAATCACTACCGTCTCGCCGTCCATGACCATCCTTGCTGAGGCAACGGTTGCCGAGGAGTTCGATACGGAGTTCGGCATTTGGGACATGGCAAAGTTCCTGTCTACGGTGAGCCTGTTCAAGGATGCCGAGTTTGAGTTCAACGAGAACTTCGTCACGGTGAGTTCGACGGGTTCGAAGGCTTCGGTCAAGTACTTCTACAGCGACCCTCAGTTGCTGACCAAGGCTGACAAGAAGATCAACATGCCAAAGGAGTTCGTCTCGTTTGACCTGAGTGGTGCCGACTTGGTATCCATTCTCAAGGCGGCTTCGGTTCTTCAGGCACCCGACATGTGCGTGGAGTCTTGTGACGATGGCATCTGCATCCGCGTCTGTGACAAGAAGGATCCCACGGCACACAGTTGGAGTCTGACTGTGGGCGAGAATCCCAACGACCTCTCGTTCAAGTTTTGGTTCAAGGTGGAGAACCTGAAGATGATTCATGGTGACTACACCGTATATCTCGCGGAGAAGCGTGTTGCGAAGTTCAGCGGAGCAACGGTACCTGTCAACTATTGGGTAGCGATGGAATCCGACAGCACCACCTCCAAGGGATAATACATGAACGACCTACTAGTAGAGAAGTACCGTCCAAAGACGGTCGCGGAATGTGTATTACCCGAGGCACTTGCCGACACCTTCACGGACATCGTGAAGTTGGGCGACATTCCCAACATGATCCTGTCAGGGGGCGCGGGTTGTGGAAAGACAACCGTAGCCCGCGCCCTCTGCGATGAGTTGGGACGCGATGTGCTGTTCATCAATGCATCCGAAGACGGTGGCATCGACACGCTTCGGACTCGCATTCGGCAGTTCGCATCCGCTGTTTCTTTGGGCGGTGGTATCAAGGTAGTCATTCTAGATGAGGCTGACTATCTGAATCCACAGTCAACGCAACCCGCTCTTCGTGGCTTCATCGAAGAGTTCGCCAAGAACTGTCGCTTCATACTCACATGCAACTTCAAGCATCGGATCATTGAGCCGCTGCACAGCCGCTGCACATGCATCGACTTCAAGATCCCCGCGAAGGAGAAGCCGAAGATGGCGAAGCAGTTCCTCTCGCGCACAAAAATGATCTTGGATACAGAGAAGATCGAATATGACGAGCGTGTGTTAGCGGAACTCATCATTCAGCACTTCCCCGATTTTCGCAGGGTGCTGAACGAGATTCAGCGATACGCTGTCTCAGGCTCTATCGACACAGGCATCCTTGTCGCGTCCGATATCAGCACCGAGACTCTTGTCAAGGCTCTCAAGACCAAGAACTTTGGAGAGATCCGAAAGTGGGTGGTTGACAATTCAGACAGGGATACGGCACATGTGTTCCGCAAGATCTATGAGACCCTGTTGGATGAGTTGCAAACATCAGCGATTCCACAGGCTGTTCTCACCCTTTCGGAGTATCAGCACCGTGCAGCCTTTGCCGCCGATCAAGAGATCAACCTAGCCGCTTGTTGCGTTGCCTTGGCATCCGAATGCACCTTCAAAGCCTAAATACAGGTAGCGAAGGGAGGCACGGGATGGTTGTAAACAGCCTCAACGACTTGTCTATCACGATCCATGAGATCGGCAAGAGGTACAACATTCAGGACTACATCGATGAGTTCAAGTCATCTATGACTTCTGAAGTTAACTCTAAGTTTTGGGATGAGTTTGACGGTCTTCGATCTACAACAGCAAGCGAGGTTGTGAATCCTTTGGAGAAGATCATGCTCCTGTCTAGCGTCATCACGGACGATGAACTGGAGAAGGTCTCCAAGATCAACAAGCGGCTTGATCTTAAGTATTCATATACCGATTTCGTAAAGGAATGTGAAAGTGCCCGTCAGGCTTTTCTTCGGGAGCGCAAATCCTACTTCTCCATGAAGGTGGCGAAGAAGCACAGCGATGAAAGCGGCAACGGTGGCTTGGGAACCTACTTCGACATCACGGGCATGACCGATGTCATGCTTGCCGAATGGTTGGATTCTCTGCTTGAAAAGATCTATCCGAATCACTTGGATATCGAATATGAGGACATGAACGGCAAGCGAGTCAAGACAAAGGTTTCGCACCGAATCTGCGTTGTCGGCAAGGATTACATTGAAGCACCCCTGATCGACAGGTATCATGGGTCAAACGCCTATGATCAGTTCTATCTTCACAGCGTGTATGACATCAAGAAGCGCAAGTGGATCTATCTCCCTATGCGCCTGATCGTCAATGTGAAGTCTGATGATATCGATATTGAAGGCTTGGAAATGACATGAGCAAACTCAGCCCTTTCGACTACATCAAAAGCATCAACGAAAAGACAGGAAACATGATGGACATGAGTCCCGATGCAGAACGGGACTATGTTCCTTTCGTGGTCAATCGCGGTCTGTCCTTCAGCCCCGATACGATCCTGTATGCCAACGAGATGAACTGCATGCCGCTGACTGAGAAGCGTATGCAGTATGACTATCTCTACAACTCCATCCGCAAGCGCAAGCGATTCGACAAGTGGATCAAGCCTGAGGAAGAGAGCGAGGCTCTGCTTGAGGCTGTTATGCTTGCCTACAAGGTTGGACGCAAGCGGGCGATTGAATACATTCGTTTACTGCCTAAGGAGCGATTAGATGCTCTCCTGAAGAGCAAAGGCGGTTCTAATGCTAAATAATCCATGACTAACAATCATGGAAAGCATGAACCGTGAACACAGAAGATATAGTGAACAACTTAGTCGAAGTAACCCTTCCTTCGGCAGACAACTTTCTGAAGGTGAAAGAGACGCTTACTCGTATTGGCATCTCGTCCAAGACTGAACGCAAACTGTATCAGTCTTGCCACATCTTGCATAAGAGGGGCAAGTACTACATTGTCCACTTCAAAGAACTCTTTATGCTTGATGGCTTGGCGAATGACTTCAGCGACTCTGACAAGGCTCGGCGCAACACAATCGTCAATCTCTTGGAGCAATGGGGACTTGTAAAGATCGTGAACCCTGAGGGAACAAAAGATCCTGTATGCCCGATCTCCCACTTTAAGATCCTTCCATTTGGTGAGAAGAAAGATTGGGAACTGATTCCCAAGTATCGGATTGGTGTTCGCAAGAAACCCCTTGACGAGAAGCCAAACCCGTAGTACAATCTTCGTAATGCAAAGTGAAATCTACACCATGAAGCAAGTGACCCTTGGGTGCCACAAGTTGCACCCCGATGCATTCCTTCCCGCTTACGCAACCCAACATTCAGCATGTTTCGATGTGCGCGTGTGCCTCCCTGCGGGTAAGCGCGAGGTTGACATGTGGGGAGCCAACAGCGTCAACTACAAGGCTCTCGCGTTCGTGGACGATGTGCAAGGCAGCAAGGATGCCGCCATCGTTATCAGACCGAACGAACGCGCCCTGCTCCCGACTCAACTTGTCCTAGACATTCCCGAGGGCTACTCCGTGCGCCTACACATGCGCTCAGGTCTCGCGCTCAAGGGAGGTCTGATGCTTTCGAACTGTGAGGGTGTTATCGACTCCGACTACACCCACCAACTCATGGTGCCAGTAACCAACACTAGCACCGTGAATGTCCGCATAACCCATGGAGACCGCATCTGCCAAGGGGAAATTGTCGAGAAAATCTACACGAACATCGTGCAGATTGCCGATGAAGTTAAGGGTAAGACCGACCGTAGCGGCGGCTTCGGCTCAACAGGAAAGGCTTAATAATGGATCGTGATGAACTGCTTGCCCACCACAAGACCCTCTGCAACAAGGCTTTCTCCCTGATGCAGAAGAAGAACGCCGACTATGCAGGAAAGGGCGGCGACGAGCCGTTCGCCAACTTCACTCGCTGTGAAGCCATGGGCATCTGCCGTACCGAAGCGGGTATGCTTGTCCGCATGACCGACAAGATGTCCCGCCTCTCATCGTTTGTTGAATCGGGCACCCTAGAGGTGAAGGACGAGTCTGTAGAGGACACTTGTCTTGACCTGATCAACTACTCAGTCCTCTTCTATTCATACCTTCAGTCAAAGAAGGAGCAGAAGCATGAACATGTCCCGTCGAATCCTCTTGGTGGTCATCCTCTTTACGAGCCTTCTCCTTCCGTGCAGACTTGCTAATGCAGATCTCACAGACAACATCGACCGACTGCTTCCTGCGTTGGCACGGGTGGAGTCGCGGAACGATCCGAAGGCTGTTGGGGACGGAGGTGCTGCGATTGGAATCTATCAGATCCACCAAGGATACTGGCAGGATGCAGTTGACTTCGACAAGTCGCTTGGAGGATCGTACAAGGACTGCTTCAATCCTGAGTACGCCGAGCGGGTTGTCCGAGCCTATCTCAAGCGATACGCGCCCGTTGATGCGACTGTTGAGCAACTTGCCCGAATTCACAACGGCGGGTGCAACATCCTGAAGAAGCAGCACAGCAAGAAGGCAAAGGAAAAGAAGGCGTGGGACAACACCACGAAGTACTGGAATAAGATTAAGAAGGAGTTGTGATGGAGAAGGTCGTTTTGATGACAGGGGGGTTCGACCCCCTTCACAGCGGACATATCGCATACTTCAAGGCGGCGCGAGGGTTTGGCGACCGCCTTGTTGTAGGTCTCAACTCTGATGAATGGCTGACCCGAAAGAAGGGAAAGCCATTCATGCCTCTTCACGAACGGGCAACTATTGTCTCGTCTTTGTGGATGGTTGATGATATCATTGCCTTCAATGACGATGATAACAGCGCGAAACAGGCTATCATCACCCTGCGAAAGTTGTACCCTGATGCACACATCGTGTTTGCAAACGGGGGTGATCGGACCAAGGAAAACATCCCCGAGATGGATATTGAAGACAGCAACCTATCGTTTGTGTTTGGTGTCGGCGGCGAGGACAAGAAGAATTCCTCCAGTTGGATCCTTAAGAAGTGGCATGAAACATGAGTCTTTTCGATGAGCCTACCAAATCAACAGAACTGATCAGTCATGTAAAGGTCGATGATACCGTCAAGGAACTGTCATCGGCATTTGACTATCCGTTCACGGGGACAAGCACCTTCACACCCCCCGCTCTCCCACCACTCCCATCGGAGTATGGGATCGGGTTGATCGTAGGTCCATCGGGAACAGGCAAGTCAACCATCCTCCGTCAGTTTGGTGAAGAGCAGCGAATCGATTGGGATCCTTCTCTAGCGGTCTGTTCGCACTTCAACAACGCCGTGGATGCCCGTGAGCGGCTGTCAGCGGTAGGCTTCAACTCCATTCCCGCATGGATGCGTCCATATCATGTCCTGTCCACAGGAGAGAAGTTCCGTGCCGACTTGGCTAGACGGCTGCAAGACGGTGCCGTGATCGATGAGTTCACATCTGTGGTAGATAGGAATGTCGCCAAGTCATGTGCCCATTCGATTCGCCGCTATGCCGATCAGAAGAACATCAAGGGCTTGGTGTTCGCGTCATGTCACTACGACATCATCGAATGGCTGCGTCCCGATTGGGTGTTTGATACGAGCAGCGGTAAGTTGACCGCAAGGGGGTATGAAAGGCAACCCGAAATCGTTTTGGAGATGCTTCCTTGCTCACCCGAAGCGTGGGCAATGTTCCGCCACCATCACTATCTCGACGGAAACATCAATAAAGGCGCACGATGTTGGATCGTTGCTTGGGACGGAACTCCTGTCGGATTCTCCGCTGCCCTTTCGTTCCCCAATGGAAACCTGAAGAATGCTTGGCGTGGTCATAGGACGGTGGTGCTTCCTGACTACCAAGGCTTGGGGCTAGGGGTACGAATCTCTGATGCCACGGCTGAACTCTTCGTCCGTCAGGGCTGTCGGTACTTCTCCAAGACCGCACACCCGCGCATGGGCGAGTACAGGAATCGGTCTCCCCTGTGGAAGCCGACGAGCAAGAACGAGCGCACACGCGAGGACTACAGCAAGGGCAGAAGCACATACGAAGAGGGCTACAAGATGAAGCATGCCCATCGCCTCTGCTACTCACATGAATACATCGGCAAGAAATGAAACGATCTGCGGTAGACATCATCGAACGCGCCAAGAACTACGACAAGAACCATTGTTGGCAGTACGATATCCGCGTAAACAATCTTGAACAGGACATTCAAGAGAGTGGCATCGATCCTGAGCGCATCAAGACTCTTACCGCCGCAGACTTTCATTTCCGACCGCTGACCACGGAGCGTGATCGTCAGGATGCCACCGCGTTCATCGAACGGCATGAGTGGCTAGGCAATCTCTCACAGTACACCACACATTGGTTTGGTGCATACTATCACGATCCCGATCAAGGTCTTATGGGCAAGGACATCCTCGCAGGGGTGACTCTCATGAACCTACCAAATGCATTCAGCAAGTTGCTTGGCGAAGATACAAAAAACATCGAACGCCTGATCAGCAGGGGTGCATGTATTTCATGGAGTCCAAAGAATCTTGCATCATCGTTCCTCATGTCAAGCATAGGGTGGATGGTAAAGAACACGCAGTACAGGCTGTTCACCGCGTATTCCGATCCCACAGCAAAAGAAATTGGTACCATCTATCAGGCATGCAACTTCTATTATTTGGGCAATGAATCGGGAACGACTACGAGATACATCAACCCATACACAGGTCGAATCGTATCTGATCGTTTCTTTCGCCAACGAAGTGCATACAAGAAGTATGCCAAAGAGTTGGGAATCCAATGGGACAAGTCATGGTGCGACAACAGCGGAATGCTTTGGGCAAATGTGCCCCCGTTGGTTGAGGCTGCGCTGAGATCCCATAGCAAGTTGAAGCAATCTGAATCGGTTTCGATTGACATGCCATCGAAGCACAAGTATGCTTATGTACTTGCCACAACCAAGGCAGAGACGAAGAAACTCCGCAGAGAGTTCGAAGCCCGTAACAAGACACTACCATATCCTAAACAGAGGGGCACATGAGTAAACTGAAGACAATCGGCAAGTGGGTTTCTGTACGAACAGAAGGTCTTGGTCAGCAAAAGAAGACTGACGCAGGGATCATCTATACAGAGAAGATCACGAATCCAAACATTTGGAGCGTAGTTGTTTCGGTGGGCGATAAGGTCACCGAGGACATTCGTGTTGGTGATAAGGTTCTTTGGGACATCACCAAAGGAAGAGGTCGCGGTCATGAGTCTTGTGATATCATTCACCAAGACATCATTCTCGCCGTTGACCGCAAGGAATCTGAGTGAATCCATTCTACACTAATGTTGTTACCAAGGGCGGCAGACTCCTGCATCGCGGCTATGACAAGCATGGCAAGCGTGTGCATGAATCCCTTACCTTTCGACCAACCCTGTTCGTACCCACGAAGAAGGTAAAGCCTGATTCATGGCACACCATCGACGGGAACAGGGTCGATCCCGTTGACTTTGAAAACATGTTCGAAGCACGGGAGTTCATCAAGAAGTACTCCGATGTGGAGGGCTTCACAGTCTACGGCGATATCGAATCACAGTATCAGTTCATCGCTGAGAACTATGGCAGCGAGGGTGAACTTGAATACGACCCAACCCTGATCCGCATCTCCTACATCGACATCGAAGTTGAGAGCGAAAACGGATTTGCCACCCCCGAGGAGGCATCCGAAAAGGTCAATGCAATTACGATCATGCAGGGCAAGGAGATCCATGCATTTGGCTTGGGCGATTTCAAGGCTCCCGAGGGAGTGGTTGCCCATCGCTACTCCGAAGAGTCACAGTTGCTCCACGGCTTCTTGGATGTTTGGGAATCGTTGGATTGTGACATCGTCACGGGGTGGAATGTCAACATGTTCGACATGCCCTATCTTTGCCGCCGCATCGAACGGGTTCTAGGAACCAAGTCTGCCAAGAGACTGTCCCCGTGGGGCGAGTACCGCTCCCGCGAGGTCTATGTCATGGAGCGCAAGAACATGGTGTACGAGTTCTCAGGGATCACCATCCTTGACTACATGGACTTGTACAAGAAGTTCACCTTCATTACCCCCGAGTCATACAAGTTGCAGCACATCGCGTCCGTTGAGTTGGGCGAGACGAAGATGGACTACTCAGATGTCGGTACCCTGACGGACCTGTACCGCAAGGACTTTCAGCGGTTCATGGAGTACAACATCAAGGATACGGTGCTTGTTTCCAAGTTGGAAGACAAGTTGCGGCTGATCGAACTCGCACAGGCACTTGCGTACAGCGCAAGAAGCAACTTCGGGGATGTCTTCTCACAGGTACGCATGTGGGACAGCATCATCTACAACCACCTCCGCACCAAGAAGATCGCCATCCCGCCCAAGACAGGCAACGACAAGGACAACCAGTTCGAAGGTGCATATGTCAAGACTCCCATCGTGGGTGAACATGAGTGGGTGGTCTCTTTCGACTTGGACTCGCTGTATCCTCACCTGATCATGCAGTACAACCTCAGCCCCGAGACCATCATGAGCGACAGGGTTCCTGCCGTGTCCGTGGACTCGTTGCTGACCGAGGGTAAGGATCCCTCTTTGGAGGGCTTCCTCTCCATGGCAAAGCAGAAGAACATCTGCGTGGCTGCGAACGGCACGATGTACCGCAGGGATGTCCGAGGCTTCCTCCCCGAACTCATGGACACCATGTATGCCCAACGCAAGGAATACAAGAGGCGCATGCTTGACGCGAAGGGATGGATCAAGACCGAGGGAACCAAGGCTGATCCCGCTACTGTTGCCGCCAAGAAGAAGGAAGTGTCCAAGTTTCATAACTTCCAGTTGGTGCGTAAGGTGCAGTTGAACAGCGCATTCGGTGCTTTGGGCAATCAGTACTGCCGTTACTACAACCTCAGTATGGCAGAAGCGATCACCGTGTCGGGGCAGTTGTCGATTCGTTGGGCAGAGGACAATCTCAACCGTTTCCTCAACAAGGCTTGCAGCACGGAGGGCGAGGACTATGTGATTGCCGTGGACACAGATTCGGTGTACCTCAGGCTTGGTCCGCTTGTTGCCAAGGCTTTCCCCAAGAAGGACAAAAAGAAGACCACCGAGATGGTTGACAAGTTCTGCAACGATGTGATCTCCCCGAAGATCAACAAGTGGTATGAGCAGTTGTCGGGTCGAATGAATGCCTACGCCAATCGGATGTCGATGAAGCGAGAAGCCATCGCTGCAAAGGGTGTGTTCACCGCCAAGAAGCGTTACATGCTTGCGGTTCACCTTGGCGAAGACAATGTTTACATGGACGATCCCGATCTCAAGATCATGGGTATCGAAACCGCCCGTTCGTCCACCCCGCAGATCGTCCGCACACGACTCAAGGAAGCGATCAAGTTGATCCTGACCGCTGACGAAGGCGCATTGCATTCTTTCGTGGAGAAGTTTCATGACGAGTTCGTGACTCTTCCGATCTATGACATTGCGTTCCCGCGTGGGTGCAACGGCATGGATGACTACGCTGATGCTGCAAGCATCTACAAGAAGGGCACACCCATGCATGTCAAGGGGTCGCTTGTCTACAACTATTGGATCAAGAAGATGGGGCTGTCAAAGAAGTATCCCCTGATCCGTAACAGCGAGAAGATCAAGTATGTTGAACTCAAGGTTCCCAATCCGCTGAAGGAGAAAGTGCTTTCGTTCCCCGCTACATTCCCCGAGGAGTTTGCGCTTGATGGCTTCATTGACCGTGAGA